AGCGTCGGCATGGTTCTAGCGAACAGATGTCACCGACAGAATATGAAAACCAGTATTATCAACGGCTCGGAAGTGTCTAGATTATCCGTGGCGATTCACAGAAATCTGGGTGACATGGAACCCGGAGAAAGACGGCAGCGCCACTGACAAACTCTTCAGAAAGAACCCGCCGAAAAGCTCGATGATTGTCGAGATGAACTACAACGACAATCCGTGGTTCCCGGATGTACTCGAAGAAGAGCGCCTCGAAGATCTGGAAAACCTAGACTACGCCGATTATGCGTGGATTTGGGAAGGCGCCTATCTGGAGAACTCAGACAAGCAGGTGCTGGCGAATAAATACGTCGTGCAGAGCTTTGAAGACGACCTCTGGAAGAAATCAGAGCGCCTGCTGTTCGGCGCCGACTTCGGTTTCGCAAAAGACCCGAGCACGCTTATTCGGATGTTCATTCTGGATAACAACCTCTACATCGAATACGAGGCCTACGGCAATGGTGTAGAGCTTGATGACATGTGGAAGTTTTACGCTGGAAAAACCGATGCCACGCCGAAACAGCTTGAAGACTGGAAGGTTACTGACGAGGCGAAATTCCCCGGAATACCCGATGCTCGCAAATGGCCTATCAAAGCCGACAACTCCAGACCTGAAACTATCAGCCATATCAAGGGCCAGGGTTTCAATATCTCAGCAGCTCAGAAATGGCAGGGTAGCGTTGAGGATGGGATAACTTGCCTGCGTGGCTTTAAGAAAATCATCATTCACCCACGCTGCAAGGAGACGGCCAAAGAAGCTCGGCTCTACTCATACAAAACTGACCGGATCACTGGCGAGGTCTTGCCGGTCATAGAGGACAAGAACAACCACTGCTGGGACGGTGTCCGGTACGGTCTGGACGGGTATATCAAGCACAAAGCGCAAGTCGGCGCAGTATTCTTCTAAGGAGCATCGCCAGTGAGCGAACAAGATAACGGCCTTCAACTGGCTGTGAACAATCTCGCCACTGAAATGCGGCGAGCGAATTACCTTAACGCCATCGGGATCGGCGGAGGCAATACCAAGCTCCCGACGCTCTATCAGGAGTTTGGCTACCCGCGAACCATTACCTTCCATGACTTTTACAACATGTACCGGCGCAACGCCGCAGGCTTCGCTGTTGTGCATCGCCTTCTTGATGGATGCTGGCAGGACTATCCGGTCATCGTTGACGGTGATGAGTCCCAGGAGGCGAAGAAAACTAACCCGTGGGAAAAGAACGTCACAAGATTCATGAAGAAATGGTGGCCGAAGGTGAAGGATGCCGACCGCCGCAATATGGTCGGGCGTTACTCCGCACTGCTGCTGCAGGTGAAAGATAACAAGCCATGGAGTGAGCCGGTAGATATCCGGCTGGTGAAATCCCTGGGAGAGTCAGCGCTGGTAAAACTTATTCCGGTGTGGGAGCCGCAGTTAACTGTCGCCGAATGGGATAACGATCGCCAGTCCGAGACGTTCGGCCAGCCGAAGATGTTTAACTTCAACGAGCACCCGGTTGGAGATGAGGCTTTCGTCGGACCCACGCGCGGTGAGCCTGTTCATCCGAGCCGCGTCATCCTGTTCTGTGAAGGCTCGGAAGATGACAACGTTCTGTCTGGTATCCCTCTTCTTGAGGCCGGATACAACAAAGGGCTCGACCTTGAGAAGATTTCCGGCGGTGGCGCTGAGGGCTTCCTGAAGAATGCCAGCCGGCAGATCGCGGTCGAGTTCAGCAAAGAAACAGACATGGCCACGCTGGCTGACCAGGCGAAGAAAGCTGGTTATGCCGACCTCGGCGAAGCGATGGGCGACAAGGTCAATAAGCTGAACCGCGGCACCGATGCGGCCGCCGTGATGCAGGCCGGGCAGATGCATGTTCTGAGCGTTACGCCCGGCGACCCGGGGCCGACGTGGGAGGTCACCGCGAACGAACTGGCCGCCTCCGTACAGATACCGTTCACCATCCTGTTTGGACAGCAGACCGGGCGCCTGGCGAGCGATGAGGATAAAACAGACTGGGCCATTCGCCGCAATACCCGCCGCAACGGCTTCCTGACTGACCGAATCACAGCCTTGCTGGAGCGCTTCTGGACCCTGGGCATTATCGATCCGCCGACAAATGGAGAGGTCACCATTTCATGGACTGACCTGCTGGCCCCGGGCGAGAAAGAGAAAATCGAGAACGCCTCGAAACTGGCTGATATCGTCCAGAAAACGTCGGGCTTCTATGGTGGCGAGCCGCCATTCACGGCCAACGAACTACGCGAGATTGTAGGCCTCGACCCTCTGCCTGAGCCAAAGCAACCACCTAACCCGAATGACAAGGTGATAACCGATGATCCACTGGCCGATGACACCGGAGCAGACGGCAAAGGTGGGGCTGCCGATAGTTCCGCGCAGCAAGGTTGACCCGACTCGATCAGCGAAGCAGGTCAGCGCGATTTTCCGGGATATCGAGGATCGGTATCTTGGCATCAAGCGCGCACTTAAAGCGTTGTTCGACCAGCGCCTGACCGGGAGAGAGCGAGAGGTTAACAGCCATAACTGGCATTTCCTGTGCCACGTTAACGGTGCAGAGCCAACGCTCTACCAGGTCAACGCCGGCAAGTTTATCTACGACATGTCAGCGCAGGAACTGGCTGACCTGCTGGGCATCGTACAGACCATTCTGGACGATTACCTGCTGGAAGGTGGCGAGCAAAACCTCTGGGCGATGGACTATGTCACCAAAGAGGCGCAGCGCGGCACGCTTGAATCCTTCAACAACCTGTCTCAGCAGTCGCCAGTCTACGCCAGCCAGACAACGCTGCAGATGTTGCTATCCAGCCCCGCTTACCAGAACCAGATTGCCGCTGCTTACATCAGCACGTATAGCGACTGGAAACTGGAAAGCGACCGGGCGCGCGGCGACCTTGCAAACGTCATAGCCGATGCCATTGGCCGGGGCGTGAATCCGCGTGAAACGGCGCAGGTGATAAGCAAGCGCCTGGACGTCTCAATGAGTCGCGCAAAGAACATGGCGCAGACTGAGCAGGTCGGAGCGCTGCGGCAGGCGCAATGGAACGAAACGGACTGGGCGGCGGATCGGCTTGGACTGAATACTGGATTGCTGTGGCTGTCAGCGCTCAAGCCGACGACACGCTCCTGGCACGCCAGCCGTCACGGCAAAGTGTACACCACTGAGCAGGTACGTGACTTCTACGCCAAGAACGGTAATCGATACCACTGCTATTGCAGCCAGATTCCAGTGCTACTCAATGACGACGGCAGCATCTTCAACAAAGGGCTGGCTGAGAAGTTGGCGAAAGAACGTGAGCAGTGGAACACCAAGGAGGCCGCATGATTGCAGTCATTGTCCTGTTTCTGATGGTCATAGTGGTTGTCATTCTTGTGGGGGTAAGTTCTGGAACGGCTGATCCATGCTCTTGCCATCGCTGCGGTAAATATGTTCCTGCTCCAGCTCGGTTTTGCGATGGCTGCCGGCCAGTTTCGTCGGGCGGGTATCAACCGAGTAAAACAACGTCATTAGGCAAAGTGCTTCCACCACCAAAACAACTCTAAGAGGACGCAACGTGAAGCTATCCAGCATCCACGTTAAATCCCTCGCCATCAACGCCTCCAACATCTCCACGACCACTCTCAACGGCCAGGAACACTACGTCATTCGTGGTGCGGTCCCGATCGTCGATGACATCGTGATGAATGGTGGGCTTTATCCGGCCGAGGAGATTAACAACAGCTACCAGACGATGGAAGGCAAGCTGATGCCTCTGCCGCATCCGATGGTAGATGGCAAGTATGTCAGCGCCAACGACCCACAAGCCATCAATACCTATCACGTCGGTGCCTGGGCGCAGAACGTCAGTAAGTCAGGCGATCAGGTAGTCATGGACGTTTACATCAATAAGGCGGTCGCTGAGACAAAGCCTGATGGTAAGCGCCTGATTAACCGTCTCGACGAGATGATCGCTGGCACAAACACCGACCCGATCCACCTTTCTACTGGGCTGCTCACCAACAAAGAGAAAAAGTCCGGTGAGTCGAAGGGCAAGAAGCATTCATGGATTGCCCGGAACATGCAGTTCGACCACATTGCCATCCTGCTCGATGAACCGGGCGCCGGTACACCAGAAGAGGGTGTAGGCATGTTCGTGAACGCCGACGGGCAGGAGGGGGAGGTGGAAACCGCCAGCCTCGTTGAAGCCGCAAATAGCCTCAAAGATGGCCTGCTGAACAAAGTGAAGTTCTTCCTCACCCATAACTCAGATGCCTCATTCGATGAAATCTACCAGATGCTGCGTGAAGCCATTCGCGCGCCGTCAGGCAGCGATGTTTATCGCTATGTCGTGACCGTATGGCCAGACAAATTCATTTTCGAAGAGGGCAATAAGCTCTTCCAGCAAAAATACCTCATCGACGACAGCACAGTCACGCTGGTCGGCGATCCAGTAGAGGTCGTGCGCAAACCCACTGAGTACGAAGTCAAAACCAACGGAGAAACAAACCCGATGAAAGAGAAGATGATCGCCGCGCTCAATGCCGCAGGCGTTAAAACCGAGGGGCTGACCGACGATCAGGTCTGGGATGCCTATAACCAGCAGGTACAGAAGAAAGCAGGCGACCAGCCGGGTACTCAGATTAACTCTGACGCGATTACCGCAGCAGTAAATCTGGCGATTAAGCCGCTGACTGACGAGATCAGTACGCTGAAAACTCAGCTGCAGGCCAACGCTGAAAAAGACCTCAAGACCAAGCGTGAAGCGGTCAAAGCGAAATTCCCGTTCATGACCGAAGCGGCGATCAACTCGCTGGCCGGCGAAGCGCTGAACGACATGTACTCGCAGTGCCAGACCAGTACCGGTCTGAACCCGGCATTCCAGGGGAATGGCGCTCAGAGTGAAATCCTTTCTATGGAGGCTCCTGAATAATGGCTCTCGCACCTCGTTTCCATACCGTAATCGCGGGCCCGGCCCGCAAGAATGACCCGCAGGTCATTGAAGCAATCATGGCGGCGGCAGTGAAGCCTGGGTCTCTGGTAATGCTGGATAGCACAGGGAAACTGGCCGTTCACAATGTGGCCGGTGGTGCAGGCGTTGCCCTGGCGCTCCAGCACAATTATATCGGCGGCGGTGATATCCGCGATGCAGTGCCGGCCGGGGATGCTGGCGCGGCCATCATGTGCGAAGACGATGTCGATTACCACATGCTGGTAAAAGCCGGCGAAGTGTTGCTGGAAAACGAAGGTCTGGTTTCTGCCGGTGACGGCACACTGGCCAAGTCGACCACTCCAGCAACCGACCAGGTCCTCTTCTTTTCACGCGAAAAGATCACCGTTGGTGCTGAAGCCCAGCTCGTGAAAGTTCGCAAATCAGGGAAAGCTACCGCATGAGCATGATCGTATTTAACAAAAAGCTGGTTACTGAACATAACCAGATCAAGAAGGCATGGAATCAGCTGCTGATGCAGCGCGAATCCTTCAACGTTAACCAGAACAACATTTCCGCCCAGTACGGCGGCGCGCTGGAAGTTAACCAGGCTGCGCTGATCTCTAAAGACTACTGGCGTGAAGTGGACAACATCACCACCCGGGTCTTCCGCAACGACGAAGGCAACGGCCTGCTTGATGACCTGCTCGGTCTCGGTACGCCGATCTCTATCGGCAAGACGGCTGCGCTGTACCGCGTTTCCAGTGACGCTGGCAAGGTTCATCGCTCACTGACTGGCCATGTTCCGGAAGAGCTGGATAAAGTCATCTACGACGAAGCTGGCGACCCAATCCCGATTTTCAACACTGGCTACGGCCGTGAATGGCGTGAATGGAACGGCATGCAGTCGGAAAACCTCGACGCGATGGCTGACGATCAGGAAGCGCACGTTGCCGCTATCCGTGAAGACATGGCTGACTACATGCTTTCTGGTGACGGGAAAGTGAAGGTGAAGGGTTATGTCGGTGCTGGTATCACCAACCACGCCAACACCAACCAGGTGGATCTGAGTGCATCTGGTCTGAATATTGACCTGACCACCTCTACTCCTGATGAATCAGTGGCATTCTTCACCGGCCCGTTCGCCAAGCTTCTGGATGATAACTACGTGCAGGAGAAGGTTAAGTTGTGGGCGTCTCCGGACATCATGCGCAACCTGAACCGACCGTATTCCGATGCCGCGGGCTTCAAAGAAGGCACTGTGCTGGAATACATCCTGCGCTATGGTCGCATCGAGTCCTTCAACCAGACCTTTAAGCTGACCGGTAACCACTTCATTGCGTACGTTCGCAACTCGCAGTACATCAAGACGCGCATCGCCGCGCCGGTGGGTACCTTCATGATCCCGCGACAGAATCCGTTCGACAACTACAACACTCTGGTCTGGAGTGCTGTTGGTCTGCAGATTAAGCGTGATTTCAACGGTCGCTCTAAAGTCTTCAACGCACAGGGTTAAGGGGCTTCGGCCCCTTTCTTTGGGAGAAAGCATGAAAACGTTAAAGGTCGAGAAAACCGGCTGCTGGGGCATGATTGATGGCGTCTTCCAGCAACTTCCTGTTGGTCACGAATTCGTCGCGGCGGACGTTCCTGCAGCTTTTGCTGGTCGTGTGTCGGTGGTGGGCGAAGTGGAAGAGCAAGCGCTGGAAGTGGCTACGCCGGGTAATGATGCTGCAGAGCAGGCAGAGCAGGCAGAGCAGGCAGAGCAGGCAGAGCAGCAGGAAGAATCTGTCAGCAAATCGAAGAAGGCGAAATAACCATGGCTGACCCAATCACAGCGGCAGACGTGCAGGCGTTCCTCGGTGAGTTGGGTTACGCCATCCCCGCCTCGCTGCTCGATCCGATTCTCTGCGTGGTGAACAAGATTATCCCGTGCCTCGATGGTGCAGGGTATGACGACTGCACGGCAAAGCTCATCCTGATGTATGCCGCTGCGCTCATGGCGACGTCTTCCGGTGCCCGGCGAATAAAATCGCAGGGGGCGCCATCAGGGGCGTCGCGTTCGTTCGATTACGGCGAAGATGGGATTACCTGGCTGCGTGACTCGCTGGCGAAGCTCGATACGAGCGGATGCACCAATGAGTTGCCGATTAGCGCCGGTAACAGTGTGGGCCTGTTTATGGTCGTCGGTGGCTGCTAATGGCGTGGATTTCAGTTCAGCAGCGGCTGCCGCGCACGTTCACCCGGGTGTGGCGGATTATTCAGCGAGGTTTAGATGAAGCATATTCCCGGTTATGAAGGGTTGTATTCCATTACGCCTGAGGGACAGGTCTGGTCCCATGAGCGATTCGATTCTTTCGAAAGGTTGGTAAAAGGAAGGTGGCTTAGCCCGGGGACGCACGCAAAGGGTTACAAGCAGGTAACACTTTTCTCTAATGGCAAGCGTAGCTTACAAACTATTCATCGCCTTGTAGCAAAGACATTTCTATCCAACCCGGAAGGTAAATTAGAAGTTAACCATATCAACGGGATTAAGACAGATAACCGGGTTGAGAACTTGGAGTGGGCTACCAGCACCGATAACAACCGTCATGCCCTTCAAACTGGTCTGCGAGTGGCCGCACATGGTGAGGCTAAGAGTCAATCCAAGCTTTCTGAGGCCGATGTTTTAGCAATAAGGAAGGCCACAGGGATTACCCAGCGCGAGTTGGGGCAAATTTATGGCGTCAATCAGCAGCAGATTTCACGGGTACGGCGCCGTGAAGACTGGAAGCATATTTAATGGAGGCGCAATGCATTGGATTCTTGCCTCTGAGAAATTACCCAGGGCACTAAATAGAGTTTGGGTGATCACCGATACCGGCCAGCAAACGACGGCATACGTTAACGGAGCCGGGCAGTGGATGATTAACTGCCCTCACATACAGGCTACAGGCGCAATCGTGCTGCGATGGAGGGATGACTGATGTCTTCGACAGCTTCATGGTCATACAACAAGCCATGCACCCTCTGGAAAAGGATTCGAGATGCCGATGGTAGTGATACTGATGGCGGCGGCCAGCCGTATGGTTTCCAGCCGCCAATAAATATCATGTGTGACTACATTGGCGGTCTTTCGTCAAAACTCAGCGAATTGGGGCAGGGGATTGTCGTTAAAAACACCTTCTTCACCGCTTACGCTGATGCTGAAGAGGGCGATTACATCCTTATCGGAACAAGCACCGATACCATCCCCTACAACACCAAAGCGGACGAAATAAGGGCTTTCACTCAGTGGAACGATACCCTTGATGGTGTTGAAGATGACTGGGCCATTATTACGGGAGTCTGACTATGGGCGCTAAAGTACGCGGCATCCGCCAGG